GGCGGAAACGGACTGCATGTCGTCCAGCATCACGTCGCCGTTGCCGCCGCTGGTCGCTGCGCCAAAGATGTTGGGCTGCAATAACGTGTTACCGGCGGCGATCCGGGGTGAGCCGGGGAAGCCGGGAGGCGGGATCAGAGCCAGGATGCTGGACAGGCGCGCTCCGGTGGATTGCTGGGGGGCGGTCCAGTTGACGATATAGGTATTGGCTAGGACTGAGAAGGAGTCCGAGGCCGAGACCTTGACCGACTCCCAGTTGGGGAGCTGGTAGTCGACGTCCCAGTTCTCGACGTAGCCGCCGAAGATCTGGATGCCCGCGAGGTAGACGGCGACGGGTGTACGCGGAGCGACGTTGGGGTAGTACGGGCTCGCGGTATTCGCGGGATCGAACTGACGGGTGGGATCGTACAACTCGAACGACAGCGTCCCGGTCGTGTACTGGTCGGTCTCACGCGAGCGCCCGCGAGAGATCGATACCTGTCCGATCGCGTACTGCGTGACGTCGACCCAGACCGAGCCTCCGAGCGTATACGTCGCGCTGTTGAGCTTGCCTTGGGTCGCGCTGTTCAGGATGAAGTTGGTGCCCAACGACGCGGTAGCCGCGAAGCCGATCTGGATGCTGAGCGCCGGGGCGTTGGGGCTCTGGCCCGAGGCGACGACCGCCTGCGTCCATTGGCTGGTTGCCCACGCCGAGGCGGTTCCGTCTGTATCGGTGACCTGGACATAAGCCGTCACAGACCCGGCGGCGGGTAGGCCGGTCAACGCGATCGCAGTCGCCGATGACGCGACCTGCCCGCTGTTGAAGACGTTCGGGCCGCCACCGTTGACAACAAAGCCGGTCGCGGCGATCTGGGCTGCGGTGTAGACGAGAACGGTATATGTAACCTGGACTTGCGCGCCGGGCTCGGCGATGCTCCACGAACAGTTCGGATTAGCGCTGGTGTTCGTGCCGCCGTTGACGGGCGAGAGGATTGTAACGACGGGCGAAGCGGTCGGGTAGACGGTGAACGATGAGGCAAAGGGGCTTGTGCCGCCCGCGTCAACCGTGCCAACGGTCCATGTATACGTGTTGCCGTCGACCCACAGCGACGCGCCAAACGCAATCGACGATACGGCCGAGCTGACGGTGATCGTGCTTGACTGGAACGCCGAGCCGGTCCAGTACGATGTCACGCCGCCGGTTACCCGCTTGAAGATATAACCGTTCTGCGGGGCAGCGCCGTCGGGGTTATGCGTCCAGGAGAACGTCCCGCCGAGGTTGGCCAGGTCCGGATAGGCGTTGTTCCCGGGCGACGTTAGCGACGGGGCGAACGGGGCGCCCTCGCAGGTCAGCGTCGAGTCAACGCCCGCATACGACTGCTCGCCCGACGAGTCCTTCGTCGCCACGTTCCACGAGTATGCCAGCCCGTCGTCGGCGGCGATCCACTGGGCCGCGGTGAAAGTGAGACCGTGGACGGCGGAGGTGTTGAACACCTCCGCCCCCACCCAGCCAGTACCGACCTGCCACCACTGGTATCCCAGGGGCCCGTTGCGCCGGAAGGCATACGACAGCTGGGTGAGCCCGCCGTTATAGGTCCACGTCGTCGCGAACCCGGCCGCGCAGTCAACGACAGCAGCCGTAGCGGGGAGCAGGAGCGTTGGCGCGTTGACGCCAGCCGTCGTGAAGCTGAGGACAGTCCCGTAGGCGATACCGGCTGCGTTCCCGTCGAAGGCGCAGAAGTAGTAAGTAGTGGCGGGGGTGAGTCCGGTTAGCGTCGCGGAGTATGGCACCCAGGACGCACCCGCCCCGGCGTCGTAGTTGGGGGTTACGTTGCCGTTGCCAGGGATTGCGCCGCCTGCGGTGGTGGCCCAGGAGAAGATCGCATTGGTGTCGAGGCCATTGGGCAGGACGTCGCCATTGAGCACGGCGGTGGTCGTAGTGACTGAGGTGGCGGCATAGGTAATCGAGCTGGGCGGGCTGGCCGGGGTGTAAGTGATGTAGATTCCAGGCGTGCCCGCGCCGTTGGTAGACCAAATGACATTATTAGTTGTGTTGCGGAACGTGAGCGTGATCGGGGTGCCGCCAGCGACATACACCGGTGAGCCGCCCGAGTCGGTGTGCCACGCCTGACCATTGACCGATGCGGAGCCAGCGCCGCACGAGACGCCGCCGCCCGTGTAGTACCCGGTAACAGAACCGACTATGGTGGAGGTGCTACCATAGCCATCGGCATAGAAGCTGACAGACGTGATCGTCCCGCCGCCGGCGGGCATCGTCCCGGACCACGAACCGCCGTGACCCGGCCCGTCATAGTATTCCCACTCGGCCATTGCCGGGTTGTTGCCATAGGTTGCCATGATTAGTGGCCCGAGACGCGGATCGGGATACTCCCGTGCGACTGCTGATACTGCTTCAGCGCGTTGACGACGGCCTGCCCGTCGTTCGACGTGACGTTGATGACGATACCACCGCCGCCCACGGCGGCCTGTTGCTGCTGCTGGTTCACGACGACCTCGCCCGCATGGAGATAGGCAATACCCGAACCGGTAACAACGCCGCCCGTGTCAAGGACCGGCATCTTCGGAAGGGCGAACGTGTCGCCGCCGAGGACGGGAACCCAACCGGGGATCTTGAACGACAACGCGCCGAGGGTGTGGTTCCAGAACGTTGCCACGAGGTCAAACGCGGCGCGGAACGGAGCGGTGATCACGCCCGCTACGGTGGACATGGCGGTACCGATCCCGGTACCGAGGGTCTGGAAGAAGCCGACGAAGTGGCCGATGAAGCCCGAGACGTCCGAGGTCACGGTCTGCCATACGCCGACCAGGAAGGTGATAATCCGGTCGATGGTCTCCACCACCGTGACGATTACCGTGATTGCCGTGCCGATGGTGGTGGAGATGATGTCCCATGCTATCGTCACCTCCGTGGAGATCGCCGACCACCATATGGACAGAATCTCGTGAATGGCGTTCCAGATGTTGTTGGTGACGTTCCTAATCGTATCCCAGTGATCCTTGATCCAATCCGATAGTTTGGCCACGCCAGCGCTGATCACCGCAAAGACGGGCTGCAGGTCATGCGTGAGCATGTCAACCACCTTCACGATGGCACCCCCCACGACGCTTAACGCGGGGGTCAGCTTCTCGCCGAACTTAATCGCTGTGTCTTCAACCTTGGTCTTGGCCTCGTCAAACATGGCGCCGAGGTTCTGGAGTTCCTTCTGGGCGGCTTTGTGGGCGGCGTTGGACTTCGCAACGGCTGCGACGTCGGCGTTATAGGCGGCAGGTCCGGCCTCGATCGTCTTCGTCAGCTTGTCGGCGGCTCCAGCGCCGAGGGCGTCGGTCGCTGCGGCCATCGCCGCATCCGCACCGTGTGCGAGGTAAATCGCGTGGAGTTGCGAGATCACACTGCCGATCCCGACGAACTTGCCCGCGGCGTTGTCGACGGTAATGCCCAAATCGGCAACCTTGACCTGGGCGGTGGCCTCGGCAGAGTAGGCCGATCCGAACGCGGTGGCGAGCGAACCCTGCTGACCGCCAAGCTGCTCAACAGCCTTACCGTAGTTGTAACTGGATATCGTGCCGGCCTCGAGTTGCTGCGCCAGCGCCAATGCCGGCCCCGTCAGCCCACCCATATCCGTTGCCATGTTCCGCTGCGCTACGGTCACGCCGAGAGATGTCTTGATCACGGTGGCGAAGCCCGACGTGACGGCCGAGATGGCTTTGCGGCCGGTCTCGCCGTGTGTCGCCAGATCTTCGAGCAGACCGCCGACATCCTTGAGCGGAGGTGCGGCGACGCCTAGGCCGGCGACGAGCTTCTGGGCGGACGCCGTGACTGTGTCTACACCCCCGCCGACCAGGCGGGCGGCGTTGAATAGGATGTTGGAGTCTCCCGCCGCAGCGGTGGACTTCTGGCCATAGATCTGCATGATCGTGGCCAGGCTGGAGGTGCTCCCGGCCAGGTCGCCGCCCGTCGCTGTCGCAAGGTTCTGCGCGGCGTTCATGACCTGCTGGGCCTGCGCCGCATCTAGGGCGTGCCCCTCGACCGAGCCCAACTGAGCGGCTACGCCAGCGTATGCCGACGTGATCGCCGTCGCGTCATAGATCGTGGAGTTCCCGGCGTCCAGGAACGAGTCACTGATCTTCTGGGCGCTCTTCGTCGAGATCCCGGCGTCAGCCGCCAGGGAGTCGGTCGCCTTGTCGAACTTGTCCGCCATGTTGACGGCGAACACGCCGACGCCAACGACGGCGGCGCCCACCGCTAACCCTGCGGTGATCCACGGGTTCGCCATCGCCATAGACTTGAGCCCCGCCAGGGAGAACGAGTTACCTGCGGCGTCGGTGCTGGCCGCCGACTCGTCCATCGCCGCGGTCGACCCTGCCGCGACCTCGTCGGCGGTTGCGCCTACTGCCTCAAGCCTGGCAATTGCGGCAGCGGTCTCGGCCGTGACGAAGATTCGGACCAGACGGTCGGCCATCTATAACTCCAATGTGTCATCTAGGGCGGTGCCGACCAATGTCCAGACGGCTAAGTCGATTAGTTCGGCCTTAGACTTGAGGGCCGGATACAGGTATGGACGACCCCGCTGCGGATACCAATGATATCTGTCGCCGAACAAAGGGTGTCGCCACCACTGAGGGCCGGGCTTCGCGCTGCCCCTCTCCTCCAGCTCCGCCAGCGTGCCCTTGGCGACTACCGATACGGTGAAGAGGCTGGTTCGGACTTTGATCGAATTGGCGATCTTCTGGGCGTAGCTAGCGTTGTGCCGGGCTTCGACTGCCACGATCTCGCCAATGTCTTTGAGCCCGTGATGGATCTCCTTGTACATCAGAGGTGCCGCCCGCTTCATGTCGCGCGCCAAGTGGGCGAACGACTGCATGTTGACGGTGATCGCTGCGGACCTAACGGTCTTGACGTTCTTGGCGAGCATCAGCCACCATCCCTATGGGCGCGGTTGTAGGCAACAAACATCGCTTCTAGCAAACCGTCGGGCAACTCCGGATCAAGTAAATACTGAGGCGGTATCCCCGCTTGTACGCTCAGCTGGGCGACGGCGTATCCGACTGAGCCTCGCTGAAAGGGACCGACTCCACGACGATATCGATAGCGTCGACGGTGTCGGCCCACGCCTCGAACTCCGGAAACGACGTGCCGCGGAGCTCGCCGAAGCGACGCTCGCACTCGTAGGCTAAGAAGTACAGGCGGGTCGAACTGTCTTCGCCGCCGAAGGCGTCGCGAAGACCGACGTGGAACTTAGCCTCAAGGGCCATCTCCGCCGAGGCGCGGCAGGGTGTCTTCGTGACGGTCCCGTCGACGTGGTGAACGAGGATGATCTTGCGCGCAAACGGGTTGACGCGCTGAGGGTTTGGGGTTTCCCGTCCGTCGACCATCAGAGTGTCTGGGTAACAGCGCCGCTAATCGGCCAGGTGACCGACGCCTTCTCCAGGTCGCCAATCTTGCCGGACAGGTCGGGCCACTCGGTGATTAGAACGAAACCGGAGTACGCCGGGTTGGTGGTCGACGTCGCGGCCGCCAGCGGGAGGATGACGAACGAGGTTGACGAGCCGACGAGGGGGAGAATTGTCGCCTCCGGTCCGCCCGACGAGAAGTCCTGCTGGAACTCGAGGGTAAGCTTGTGGTCGCCGAGGCCGGCGATGCGGGTCTTGGCGCCTGATCCGAACGCGGTTGTATCGACGTCCGCGTACGACTGGTGAATCTCAACCTGGTCGATCCAGGTGCTGAGGTTCACACCGCCAACGGTAATTTGGGGATTGGTCAAAACCGTCTTAGCCATTGCTCTGTGTCTCCTTGTCCGGACGTGTTACCGCCGGGGTTCTGGGGGCTAGGTGTCCGCCCCTGATTAGCGCGTCGACGTTGTAGCCCTCGAGCTCGTCCTCGGTCAGGACGTCGCCCTGCTTGCCGCCCATAAAGTTAGTCGTCATCACCTCATACCGCGTGCTCTCAGGCAATTACTTGAACCTCGAAAGGGACCACAATGTACTCGGCGCCTGACGTCCCTATGCTCAGCGCGGCGGGTGGGCCGGACTTCTTGACCAGGACATCCATGACGACCCCGCCCAACGTCCGCGCCCCGCTAGCGTCCGGCGTCTCGACCGCGACCGCGACCGAAGCGGGCGAGACGACGTCCATATACGATTCCATAGCCTCGAGTGCCGCTGCCTCGCTCGACCGCGCGACGATGATGTGTAGCGTGAACATGTAGGTCGCACCACCGCCAGCGATTGTCCCGGCCGCCAGGTGGTATTCAACGGTGTCGACGGCCGCCATGCAGACCGGAACGGGCAGGCGGTCAGACAGGTACGCGAAGGCGTTCATGTCCACGCCGTTAGCAGTCAGGACCGAAGCGACCTGTCCCGACAGCGCCTCGGCAATCTGCTGGAGGGCCGGTGTGGAGTAGGTCACGCCACCAGTACGCCGGTCCGAATATACGGAGCCAGCAACATCCTGGTTTCGGGGTGCATCTTGTCGCCGGTCCGGAGGACGCCTGTCTCGCCGAACGGGGTAGCACCGAACGGCACATCGTCTGACTTGTAGATCTTCATCGCCTCGAGGATGCAAGCCTTCTTGACGTCGGTGGGTACGTAGTTCCAGCCGAACATCGCATAGACGCCAACGAGCGCCTGGGTGTATGGTCGCGGATACGCGAGGCCGCCGTACTGGGGGAAGTACTGGGAGCGGATCGCCCGGATGCGGTCGAACGCCCACGGCTGCCCGTGGATGAGTCCGTTGATCGGCTCAAGCTGGAAGTCGCCGCCGGTCGTGCCGATCCCGGCCGTCAGGGTCGTATCGACCACGGTCGGATTGGCCAAGACGGTCCCGAAGGCGTTCCCGGTGACAACCCCATAGCCGGCGTAGTCCACCGATACGATCAGGCCCTCGAGCGACATAAAGTCATCGACGTAGCACAACCAGGGGTCTTCGGTGACGAAGGTTCGGAATGTCGGGGTGGCCTGCTGGGTGAAGACTCGGCCCAGGAAATTCTCGATCTTACGGGAGGCGACGTCAATGTTGAGAGCGAGACGGTAATCGTCACTGGTGTTCGTCGGCGAGACGCCCATAGCGAGCTTGAGGTCGACGAGGGAACACAGCTGGTTGCGTAGTGGATATGGATATGGCATTACGGCCCCTCGGTTCCGAGGTCGGGCGATAGAACGGTGAAGTACGTGCGGCCGAAAGCCTGGCATGTCCCGGTTCCCGAAACCTCGACCTCGACCTGGGTGGCATACTGGCTCACCCCGGCGCAGAAGCCAGTTGTGTCGATGTTGCCGGTGTATATCCCCGAGGTGCCAGTCATCGAGAACGGACTACCAGCGGCGTTGGTGGTTGCGCCCGAGAGTGCGTAGTTGTACGTCGCGGCGGTGGGGCTGGTGGGTGTACCGGCATTGTTGGAAAAGGCGGCAGTCACGGTAACAATGGTTCCGTCGGGCACTACGCCTGCCGGGTCGGGCAGGAGCGTTATGACGACGTAACCGGGAGTGGCTGTCATTTGGTCAGCAGGGTGGATGCGGCAAGGGCTTGGGGAACGGGCGCGGTTCGTCTGTGTGCATTGGGACTCCTTTGGGCGCGGCGCTGCGCGCGGTTGGCGGGCGGGGTTGCAGGTGACGCCGGGACGACGCGGCCGCCGTGGGCGGCTAGGCGCTTGCGGAACAGCGCCTCGTCCTCGGCGATGTGGGCCTGACCAAGCGCATACACCGCGTCTAGTTGGGCCTTGCCAGCGATCGGGTGCATGTGCTCGACCTCGGAGCCGTGAGCGGCCTGGAAGGCTTGACGGCTTTTTGCGACGGTGATGATCTCGTCATCAACAAACCAGTGATGGTAGCCTTCGTGCGCTATAATTCCAGGCCCATCCCACGAGGCGCCCAGCTCGTCGATGTACGAGCGACGGATCATAGGGTGAGTAGCGTGCTCGCCGCGGATGACGCGAGCGTTGGCCAGGTCGTTCGTGCCAATGACGTCTGCACCGACGTAGCGGCGGGCGACGTCTTGGGCCTGGTCAAGCCAGCCGGGGCGGAAACGGACGTCGTCGCCGACCAGGAGAATCCACGGGGCGTCGAGCACCAGATCCCCGTCATACACCGCCTTGTAGGCCGTGTTGACCTTGTGGGCGAATGTGCCGTCGCAGAGCAGGACGCGGCCGCCGTATTTGCGAACCTCTTCCTGTTCCTCGATATCGTCCGGGTCGCAGACGAACCACGCGGTGGCTAGGCCGGTGGAGGCTGTCAGCGACTCCATCAGGGTCTTCACGTTCTGCGGCCGGTGCAGGACCGGGACGATCACGCTAACGCGCTCGGTCGCCGGCGGGGCGATAAAAGACTGCCAGAAGTCGTCCTCACCGACCCACGTGTGCTTATAGTGGGTCAGGCGGATTCCGGTGTGGACCCAGACGGGAACGCCGACCTGATGGACGCGGTCACAAAACGAGATGTCCTCACCCATCATAACGCCGTTGTCCTGGGGTAGTTGGTCCCAGTACTGGTCGCCGAACTTCTCGTGCAGCTTATTGACCACCGAACGGTGGATCAGCAGACAGGCGGCGCCGGTCGCGCCGATCTCCATGCACTGATTCATTGGGTAGTGTGCTCGCGCGGTGTAGGCGTCGCAGCCCTGGATGTCGTTGGGGATCCAGTCGAAGATTGTCGGGCTCGGCATCGTGCGGAAGCCGTACATGCCGTCAGGCGCGATCTCGCGCTGAACGAAGCACAGACCGCCCATCACGGGGCGCTCCTTGGCGTCGGCCACCGACAACAACTGGTCGAGGATGATTGGCTCGAACCCCATGTCGTCGTCGAGGCAGAACATCCACTCGTTATCGGTCTTCAGGAAGCCCTTCACCAGCTCGTTTCGTGCGGCGACCAGCCCCATTGGGCCCCCCCGGGACTGTAGGCGCTGGTTAAGCCGATGGTTATGGCTAGCGTCATACCCCATCAGCTCGAACATCGAGTGGTGAAACGAGCTGGCGATCGTGTCTCGGCACAAATACGCGACGAGAACGTCTCTCTCGGACTTCACCCCCATCCGCGGGTCTCGCCAGGGCCGGCGGTTGCGCGCTCGAGCTTCGCGGGCTTCGCGGCAACGGTCGGGGTGACGGGCTCGGTCCGGAGCAGACGGGTCGGCTCGGCGCTGAAGAAGTCGGGGTACTGCTGGACGAGCGGGTCTTCGGCCGCCCAGGTGTCGCCTTCGCGCAGGTTGTAGCGCAAGTCGCCGGGTCCGAATACCATCTGGGTCACGGTCGCGAATACGATCTTAGTCACGGTTTCCCTCCTGTTCGCGGCCCCCAAACCGGCCGCCACCCGTCAAGGGTGACGACCGGCGGAGGGGGTTGTCTCGGCCGGAGACTTGTCTACGCTTAGTTCTGCAGGATCCGGAAGGGATTCGCAGAGTCAGCGTTATGACCGAGTCGAGAGTAGGCGTACCAACCACGCTGCCCGGTGGGCAGACCAGTCGAAGTGCTGAACAAGTGCTGGACCAGCTCGACGGTCATGCCCACGCGCTGAGCAATAACAAAGTGGGAGAAGTCTCCCAGGACCATGAACTTGTTGCTGAGGCTGGTTGTGGACGACGCGGCGGGCGCGTAGTCCGAAAGCACGATCGGACGACCGAGCAGGGTCGCTCCGGGTCCACCCGTTGCGTCCTGTATAAAGTCGGCCAGGGCCAGGTTGTTACCCAACGCCCGGACCTCCGCCTGCACCGCGGGGTTCATCACGAAGGTCGAACGCGAACGGAACAGCTCGGGAACCGCCGCCCACAGGGCGCGGAGGTCAACACCCGAGAAGGTGCCGAGTGTGGTCGGGACAACCCCGAGACCAGACGATCCGTCTGCGCATCCAGCCGCGTAGCGGGTGTCTAGCGCAGAGAAGATACCAACGGGGACCGTGCCCCCGGTGGCGCTGGTCATTGTCGACTGCGCCAACAGGTTGACGTAGCCCTGCTGCAAAAGAATCGACATCTGCTCCGCGAATCCCGGGTAATCCTCGCCAACTTCGATGCTGTAGGGAATCATCGCTGACGCCTTGTACACCGTGATGACGGGCTGGGCCAGGGTGGGGGTGCCGTCGGTGACGGCTGTACCTTCCGCGAAGTACGCGAAGGTGGTGCCGGCCGACGTAACGCCACGCCACGCATCGGTCGTGACGTTCTCGATCCGGGCGATGTCGAGAATGGGGGCCGCCAGGGCTCCCGCCGTCAGAATCACGGTCGGGTCAATCGTAATCGGGACGCCATACCCACCAGCAGACGCGGTGCCCTCTGATGCCGCGCGGGCTTCAACGATCGAGCGAAGCTCGTCGGGTTGCAGGGACCCCTCGGAATACCTGCCGCTCATCAGCTTCCCGAACGCGCTGCGATAGGCGTCGGACTCGGTGATAAGGGTCATCTTCGCCATCCAATCGGAGTTCACGCCGTAAGAGCGCCCCCGATACATGGCCTGCAATTTGGCGCCTTGCTTGGCGGTGAAGCCGCTGAAGCCCACGGACTTCTCGGCAACCGCCAACGCCGCGTCGCGCAGCTCGGTCTTGGTGGCCCTGCTGCGGTCGATCGAAAGCGGGTCGGACTTGTTGATCTGCGCCGGCGCATGACCGCGGTCCTCGCCTTCGACCTGGTCGGTTGTCTTGGCCCGAATCGACGCGACCTTCAGCGCACGCGCCTCAAGTCCCGCCAGCTCGGTCGAGGCAACCTCGGCCTCTTCGATCGCAACGGCATAACGAGCCTCCTCGTCGTCGCTGCGATCTTCCTTGGCGTCCAGCTCGGCGACCTCGGCCTGTAGGGCCTTGAACGTCTCGCGGACTTCCCTGAGTGTCTTACTCACTGGTTTCCCTTTGGAGAATGGCCTTCGCCCGTTCACGCAATACGCTTACGTTCGTGGCTCGGCGGTGCAGTTGACGCTTCTCCCGGGACTCTCCCGCGGCATCGCGTGTCGACTGGGGCTCGACTTGCCTCGCATGCTCGAGCAGCTTGTCGGTAACGTTGGGTCCGATGCGTCGCTGTAATGCAGCAACGAAGCGGCCATCGTGGAGTAGGTGGTCATAGAAGTCGGCGGTGTCGGAGCGTACGCCAGCGGTCGCCGAAGGCGATGCCGGGAACGTGACAGGACCAAACTCGAAAACCTTGGCCTCGGTGATAGTCCGACGCGGCAGACCCTTCGGGTTGGATGACAGGATCTTGCCCGAGCGGTCCCAGGTGTCGCTGTGAACGATGAACTGAAATGACGCCCCGAGCTGGCTGCCGACAGCCCGGCCGTCCATGAGCTTGCCTTGCAACGCCGGCAGCAGGAAGTCGCGGTTCTGGGCGGTGTCCAGCAGCGGCACGACGTAGTGTGCCCCGGTGTCGTCCTCCTCCAGCGTGGCAATCGGTCCTAGCGGCTTGTCGCCGAACGTAGGGTCGAAGCCGTGATCAAACAAGACACGCATCCGCGACCGGTCTTGCTCGATCGTCTTGGCAAAGGAGCCGGGCGCGACGCGCTCCAAGAACTGCCCCTCCCACGCGTCATCGACCTCGTACCACTTGTTGAACGTCGAGAAGTGGCCGTGGAGCTCCGAGCCCGTTCCGGGCATCTCGGTTGAGTCGCGAAGTTCGATCACGTTGGGACCAAAGCTAGAGCGAATCAGCCGGGTGGGGTCTGGGTTCACCGAGTTCTTACCGCTCTCATCCCACGTGGCGGGCAGGACAGAGTCCGGACAATCAAGCCCCTTCTTCGCCTTGAGCACCATCGCCTTCACGGCGTCGAAACTGTAGGTCTTGGAGTGGTGCGCTAGCTTAGCGGCGTCGCTGACATCGGCGCAGTTGTTGATCGGGTACGACCCATCCGGCATCGAGTACTTGGGATCGGTAGCCCGTGCCTCGGGATCGTAGTTACTGGCCTGATCCATTATCCTGTTCTCCATTACCGCCGCTGTCCTCGTCACCGCCGCTGTCCTCGTCTTGATTAGAACCGCCGCCGTCTGAATCTTCAGACGAGGCGGCCGGTGGTCCACCGATCATCAGCGGCGGGGGCTTAGGCGCCAGCGTGGCCTTGATCGACGCCGTGGCAGCGTCCTCGGCCTTGTCGTACGTCATCGCTTGCAGTTGGACCGAGATTAGCTGGGAGTGTTCGAGTACCGACCAGTCGTCGGTCTCGATCGCCAGCGTCACAGACTCCGGCGTGTAACCCGAGTTGATCAGGGTCAACATCGTTGTGGCGTCAGCGGCGCGAACCTGAGCGGCGTCCAGCAGGTCCGCCTGTAGGAAGGCAACGTCTCGGTCGTCGTACCAGAGTCGCTTGCCCGGTGGAGCCGGGACGAGGACCGACAGCGCGTTGGCGGCAGCGCGCCACAGCGGCCGGATCGTACCGTCCGCCAATCGCCGGCGGGTCGCGGTATAGGTGTTGGCGTTCAACGCCGAGCCTTTCATGCCACCAGCCACTCCAACGATTGGCGCCGGCACCCCCGCCGCGGCGCAGATCCTCATTTCGCCCTGCTCGAGGACGCCCGAGAGGTTGAGATCCTGGAAGTTGGACCCGATCGTCTTGACGTCGACGCCCGATCCTACATACAGCGTCTTGAATCCGGCCTGAGCGCCGTTGTGCCGGTCGTCCAGCCGGGCCTTGAACGCCTGGAAGGCGTCCTCGCCGATTGGGTCCGTGAACGAGACAACGAGGTTGGGCGTTGCGGCGTTACTCAAGAAGGCGTTCTTGTAGTCGGTCAGGCCCAGGTCGGACATAACGTCTGGTAACAGCGAGTGTAGCCACGACATGCCGCGGAAGGGGTGTTCGGGGTCGGGCAGCGGACGGTAGTGGACGATCTCGTCCGGCGCGAACGTGGCCACCGTGTCCTGTTTCGGGTTATAGACGGCGTAACCGACGAGGAACTGGCCGTAAGCCTTGTCTGTGAGGTTGTCGTTGACGTCGCCGGTTAGGATCTTGACACGGGCGGGCTCGAGACGGGTCAGTGCGTTGGGCTGCTCGGTCGACCGCACCCAGTACGAGTTGCCATACATTGAGCCGTCCATCTCCATCCGGGCGAGAAGGTCGCCGGTCGACGCCTCGGGCCACGGTTCGCGGAGGAGTTGGAGTTGTGGCGAGTCGCTGAGCTCACCGGGCCGACCGGCTGAGTAAGCCTGGAAGGCGAAAGTGATCTCGGCGAAGATCTGGATGCGGATAGTCATGCACGCCATGACGATCGGGTCGCGGATCGACTCGCGGGCGATGATCTCGCCGACTTGCCCCGACGGGATCATGTACTCGACGCCGTTGAAACCGAATCGCTCCCAGAGGCGCAGATAGTCGGGGAATGACAGGCCCGTACCCGACCGGGCTTCGGCCTGCTCCCAGAGTTTGCGAATCTCTGAGTTGTTGCGCGGAGGCATGATCAGCCCAGGCGCGACACCTTGACTGCGCCGGATCAGTCGGGCGAGGCCCATGTTAGTAGTTGGCCTGTTCGTCGGATACGCCGAAGGCGATCAGGCCAACCGCGAACGCAACAACGCCTACGGGCGGGGTCGCCAGGAGGGCGAGACCGGTCGAAAGGACGACCAGACCGGCTGTCTGTAGCACGACGTGACGCCTAACGCGAAAATGCTTCATGTACTCACCCAAACGGTGTTCGGCCTGGTTGCGCGATCGTGGGCCAGCGTGGCGGCGATCAGCGTCGTTATGTCGGTCTCGGTCTTGTCGCGCGCCCAGCGCCAGTTGTCGCCCGCGGGCTTGCTCGTCGCCGCCAGCACGGCGGCCGTCAGCGCTGGGTGGCGCAGAACGTGAACCTTCTTGTCGGCTACGGCGCGGAAAAATCGGGCGCACGCGTCAGCGAACTGAGCGTCGTCATACTCGTACACCTTGACCGTGCGCCGGATCTCGTCGGCGTACTGGCGAGCGGGTCCGCGACCTTGCAACACAACGTAACCGCTGTACTGCG